TACCAAACGCCAGCTCGCATCGCTCTCTTTTGCCGCGCAATTTTGCATATGCGCCACGAGTTCGGCCTGCCCTGAGTGCACGAGCTTTTTGTTTGATAGAGCTTGGTGTAAGCCCCCTGCCTTTCCGAGCAATTTCTCCCCGAAAACCACCTCAACGGTCCCAGCCGGTCCGTGTGCAGGCCAAACTCAACAGAATTGATAGGAACCCTCACCTAATGACTACGCCGCTCTATGGGGCTACTGAGCCTCGATTACATAGTCCGTACTTAAATACTAAAAATAAAGGCGAGGAAATCTCTCAGCTAGCCGATTCAATTTCTGTACCGCTTTTGCCGTGGCAACGTTTTGTAATTGATGATATGACCTCGGTAAATGAGTCGGATATGTTTATCCGTAAAACGAACCTTTTGTTATGTAGCCGCCAACAGGGTAAAACTCACCTCGCACGTATGATGATGCTCGCGCATATGTTTCTATTCGATAGCCCTAACGTGCTGATTATGAGCTCTAATAGATCGATGGCTTTAGACACCTTTAGGCAGGTGGCCTACGCTATCGAGGCTAACTCGGAGTTAGCTAAGCAAGTCAAACAGATCCGGTACGCCAATGGTACGGAGTCGATCGAGCTGAAAAATGGGCACCGCCTCGATGTAGTAGCAGCTACTAGAGACGGCAGCCGCGGCAGGTCAGCCTCATTTTTATACATCGATGAAGTACGCGAGATCAGCGAGGAGGGCTTTAGAGCAGCTACTCCTACGACTAGAGCTAAGCCAAACGCTCAAACCTTGCTTACCTCTAACGCCGGCGATGCGTTTAGTACCGTACTTAATGAGCTACGCGAGAGAGCTTTAAGTAACCCTCCGGCTACCTTTGGCTTTTACGAGTACAGCGCTCCACAGTTTGCCCGGATCGATGACGTAGAGGCGTGGGCTATGAGTAACCCGGCTTTAGGTTATACGGTGACACTCGAGGCACTATCCGAGGCCGTAGCTACTCAGCCAATCGAGACTACAAAAACAGAGCTCTTATGCCAATGGATCTCGAGCACTCAAAGCCCGTGGCCGTATATGTCGGTCGAGGATGCAGGCGATAAGGATCTCAAGCTAGTACCCGGGCCTCTTACCGTGTTTGGCTTTGACGTAAGCCCGTCGCGCCGCGATGGATCGGTCGTAATGGGGCAGCTACTAGAGGATGGTCGTATCGGCGTAGCTGTCCTCGAGATGTTTCACAGCGACGTGTCGATCGATGAGCTGTATATGGCTAATCGTATCGCCTACTGGGCTAAACAGTATTACCCTCGTACGGTTTGCTACGACAAGTACACCACCGCCTCAATCGCCAAACGCCTCGAGGTAAACGGCATACAGATCACCGATATCTCAGGGCAAAAGAGCTACCAAGCGGCCGGAGATCTCCACCAAGCGCTATCGAATAAAAAGCTCGTGCACTCAGGGCAGGCCGAACTCGTGGCGCATATGCAAAATTGCGCGGCAAAAGAGAGCGATGCGAGCTGGAGATTAGTACGGCGTAAATCAGCCGGGCCAATCGATATAGCTATCGGCTTAGGTATGGTCGTACACGTACTTAACCAACCTCAGGGCGAGGCCAAAATCTATATTTAGACACGCCACGCCTAAACTGATTTTATGCTTGACTTTTTGAGAAAATGCCCTCTATGGGAATACTCCAAACGCTTGGCATTAAATCTGCCCCTAAGGTAGAGGCTCAGTATGCCCCTGCCGTAATGGATACTACATACGGCTACGGATCTTTTAATACTAATAGCGCCTATGGATATAACGGCGTAGGTATCGATCGTAATTTTGCTTTACAGGTAGCTAGCGTTAGCCGCTGCCGTAATTTAATTGCTGGAACTATTGCGAGTATCGATTTAGCTTTATACAAAAAATCTACAGGCGAAAAATTAGGATCTCCGGTTTGGTTAGAGCAGCCCGATATTAGACAGCCTCGCAGCTTAACAATTAGCGCGACCGTCGATAGTTTGATTTTTTATTCGGTCGCTTATTGGCGTGTTACAAGTTTGTACGCCGACGATGGACGGCCTAGCGGCTTTGAGTGGGTAGCTAATAATCGCGTTACATACACTACAAACCAATACGGTACCGAGGTTAAAGATTATTTTGTAGACGGTAATTTAGTACCGATGGCAGGTATCGGATCTCTCGTTACTTTCCAATCATTAATACCAGGAGTATTACAAACAGCGAGCACTACTATCCGCGCAGCTTATGACATCCAAAAAGCAAGCGCGGTAAGTGCAGCTACACCAATGCCTACAGGTATCCTAAAAAATAACGGTGCAGATTTACCGGAGTCTCAAGTACAAGGATTACTCGCAGCGTTTAAGAGCGCTCGCCAAAATCGCAGCACCGCATATTTAACTAGCACTCTGGAGTATGTACCTACATCTTTCTCACCTAAGGATATGGGCTACACAGAGATGAGCCAGTACCTCAGCACCGAAATCGCGAGATCGATGAACGTCCCGGCGTATCTGATCTCTAGCGATATGAATAACTCAATGACCTACCAAAATATTATCGACGGTCGTAAAGAGTTTGTAGCTTATTCATTACAGCCATACATAAGTGCTATCGAGGATCGTTTATCTATGAACGATATTACTAATAGCTCTAATCAAGTGCGTTTTGCGGTAGACGATACATTTTTACGTAGTGATGCTAAGGATCGTTTAGAGATTATCGAAAAGATGCTAAATCTAGATCTAATTGATGTAAACCAAGCTCGACAGATGGAACAACTAACACCGCTAGGAGATGCAAGTGCTACTAACGTTTAGCCAAGAGATACAAGCAGCCGATACAGAGCGCCGGGTAATCTCCGGACTCGTTGCACCATATGGCGAGGTCGGCTTTACAAGCGCTGGCCCTGTTATGTTCGAGCGCGGTGCTATCGCTATCCCGGATGCCTCAAAAATAAAATTATTATCGCAGCATCAACAGGATAAGCCGGTCGGGCGAGCTATTAATTTTAGCGAGGACACAGCGGGCGTTTATGGATCTTTCCGTTTATCGAGTAGCACTCGAGGACAAGATGCGCTCGTACTCGCTCAGGAAAATCTCGTGTCCGGCTTATCCGTAGGGGTCGATGTAACGGCCTCTAAGCCGATGGGTGATTACCTGCTCGTCACGGCGGCTGTCCTCAAGGAAGTTAGCCTCGTAGAGAGTGCAGCTTTCTCAAGCGCCTCCGTTACTGATATTGCCGCAGCGCGAGCCGCGCTCGAAGCCGCGACAAGCACAAAAGAAAAAACAACAACTATTTCTACGACTATCGTAGAGATTGAAACCGAAACAGAAACCGAAAGCGAGGAAGCTGTGACTACAGCCCCAGAAAATACACCGGACGATACTCCGGTAGATACACCGGTCGAGGCTGAAAAGGTCGAGGCCGCTCGTAAGATTATCCGTCCATCAGTACTAGACTCACAGCGAGTACGTACTCCTATTGTGTCTATGGCAACATACACAGAGCACAAGATTAAAGCTGCACTAGGTAGCGATGAGTCAAAGCTCTACGTAACCGCAGCCGATGACTCTTTCTCTACAAACCCAGCTTTTAACCCTACTCAGTACCTAACAGAGTTTGTAACTAATACACGTTTTGGTACACCTGCTATCGATGCCTGCTCTCAGGGAGTTTTGCCTAACAGCGGTATGACGATCTCAGTCCCATCACTTGTTACCTCAGCTGGTGGCGGTTCAGGTGTTGCACCTGCCGTAACAGTAGAGGCCGAAGCCGGAGCTGTTGCTAATACAGGTATGGTTACTGAATACCTAACAGGTACAGTATCTAAGTACTCAGGTATGAACACGATCTCAGTAGAACTCCTAGAGCGCTCAGATCCTAATTTCTACGCTGAACTAACACAGCAACTACAGAACGCATACCTCACTACTATCGATACCACCGTACTAGCTGCTCTTATTTCAGCTGGTCAATCAGCTACAGCTACTACAGCTGATAGCGACGGCGTTATCGCTTTCGCCTCAGAGGCGGCAGCTAAGGTATACAAGGGAACCGGATATTTCGCTCAGAATTACGTAGGAAATGCTGCACAATGGCAGCTCCTAATGGGCGCAACCGATACCACAAAGCGACCTATCTATAACGCTATTCAGCCAATGAACGCAGCCGGACAGGTAGGCCCTCAGTCTATCCGCGGTAACGTACTAGGCCTTGATCTATTCGTAGACAAGAACTTTGCAGCAACAACCGTAGACGATGGCTCAGCGCTAATTTTGGCACCTGAGGCGTTTACTGTTTATCGCTCACCACAGGCATATATGTCAGTAAACGTAGTATCGAACCTACAGGTTCAGGTAGCTATCTACGGCTTTATGGCAACTATCGCCAAGATGCCTGCAGGTATTCAGGTTTACCAAAAGGCATAAGTAAAACCCTAATAGTCGGTAGGGCTCTTAGCCCTTTGAGCCCTACCGGCCCTATTAACTAAGGAGTCAAACGGTGGCGGCTACGTACGTAACAGAGCAAGAGTTACGCGATAACCTCGGTATTCAGGATCTTTACCCTGATAGCGTGGTAGAGGAAGTCTGCCAAACCGCTCAAGATATCCTTAACCAGTTTTTATGGTTTGACTCAGCTCCGGTAGTAGGAGCTACGCTACAAAATAATATAGCGACTGTAATGATCGCTAACCCGGCTATCTTTAGCACCGGTCAGAGCGTTACCTTGAGTAATTGCGGTGCGACATATAACGGGACTTACACAATTACGGGCACGATGCCGTGGAGCGCAGGTACTACTAATCAGATACCTACACTCGTTTGGAACCCTTATACGTGGAACTGGCCAAACGGCTATAGCTTTATCCAATTTTCTAAGACAGCCGCTAACGTTAATTTTGCTCGTATTTTGCCGTACGGCTCAGCTGTAGGAGCAGATACAAAAGCTACAGCGTATGCAGCTACACCGGCCGTACGTGAGGCAGCGATGATTTTAGCGGTCGATATATGGCAGGCCCGGCAGGTTAGCCAAACAGGCGGCGTATCAGTAGACGGGTTTAGTCCTAGCCCTTACCGTATGGGTAATTCAATGATCGGCAAGATCCGAGGACTTATCGCCGGTTATATGAACCCTAATTCTATGGTCGGCTAAAAATGACAGCGCCTATAACTACACTACGCGCCTCTATTGCAGCGGCCCTAAGTAATACAAACGTTTGGAATACCTACGATTTTCCACCGCCAACAATCACGGCTAACAGCGTGATCGTGATCCCGGCGGATAATTACATCACTCCGAGCAACAATACCTACGCGACTATCGCGCCTATGGCTAATTTTCGTATCGTAATGACGGTGCCAATGCTGGATAACCGTGGGAACCTCAACGGTATCGAAACTATGGCTGTAGCTGTGTTTAATAAACTAGCTACCTCTAATATCGTTATGAACGTCGGCAGCTTAACGGCACCAACGGTGCTAAGCGTACAAAGCGGCGATTTACTAACGGCAGACTTTAATATATCCGTACTAACGAGCTGGAGCTAAACAATGGCATATACCGAGGATGATCTAAAGTTTTTGCGAAAGATCGGGCAGATCGTAGACGAGCCTGCACCGGTTAAAGTAGCAAAAGTAAAAACCGAAACTAAACCAACAAACGAAAGCGAGGAATAGGCCAATGGCTATTTTCTTATCTAATGGAGTGGTCGTTACCCTGAACTCGGTAGACCTTTCCGATCACGTTACGAGTGCGACTATTAACCGTGTCTTTGAGGAGCTAGAAGTTACAGCGATGGGTGACTCATCTCGTAAGTACACAAAGGGACTAGAGACATCAACAGTAACTCTAGATTTTCTTAACGATACAGCTGCCGGTGAAGTCCTACAGACTCTCCAAGCGGCGTGGGGTACAACAGTACCGCTAACTCTTAAGCAGACTAGCTCAGCTATCTCAGCTACAAACCCTGAGTACCAAACTACAATTCTCGTAAATAACACCACAGATATTAACGGCGCTGTAGGAGATATCTCTACTCAAAGCATTACCTTTACCTGTAATTCACCAATCGTCGTAGACACCACCGTCTAAGACATAAACAAAGGGGCAAAAAATGGCACGACTCAAAATAACAAGGGCTACCGGTGAGGTATCTGAGCATCAGATTACTCCACGTATTGAGTACGCCTTTGAGCTCTATGCTAAAAAAGGTTTCCACAAAGCCTTTAGAGATGACGAAAAACAGAGCGATGTTTACTGGCTAGCGTGGGAGTGTTTACGCACTCAGGGCGAGTCCGTTAAACCGTTTGGAGCAGATTTTCTAGACACCTTAAGTAAGGTCGAGGTACTAGACGATCTACCTTTAGCTTAGGGCGTGGCTCTCTAACCTACTTAGTAGCTCAGCTATCAATTAGGTTAGGGGTCGCGCCTCAGGCGATACTCGATCTCGAACCCGAGATGTTTAAGATGTTAGTAAAAGTATTAAACGAGGAAGCTGAGGAGGTTAAACAAAATGCCAGTAGACGTAAAAGGCGTTAAGGAAACCATCAAGGCACTCCGTAAGTTTGATCCTGAACTATTAAAAGAGATGAACTCCGAGATTAAATCGGTAATGGTGCCCTTGCGTGATAAAGCGCGAGGGTACGCACCCTCTCCGGTGCCGGGTAATCTTTACGGCTGGAACGAGAACACAGTAGGCAAAAAGATTACGGCTAAAAACTCAGCGTTTAGAACCTTTAACACCGAGGGCCGTTTACGCCTATTTCCGCTTTATGATTATGAGACAGTTAAAAAAGGTATCTATTACTCTCAGGCACCAAGTAAGCGTAATAAAAACGGATGGCGAGCGCTGTACTTTGTAGCTAACCGATCAGCTGCCGGCGCTATTTATGAAACAGCGGGCCGTAAAAATCCGGGTGGAGATCCAAACAGTAAATCTAATAACCCAGGAGCAGGTGCTAATTTTATTAGCCGTATGGGGCCTTTATACGGTGATAACCAAGCCGAGCGCGGTCGTATGATTTTTAGAGCGTGGAAAGAGGACGAGGGTAAAGCTCAGGCAGCCGTCGTAAATGCAATTACTAAAACGATCGAGGCCTTTAATCAAGGCCGTTACGCTAAGGCGGCATAATGGCACAGCTACCAAGTTTATTAGTAAATGCCGTTACTACCTTTGACGGTAAGGCTTTAGCTAAAGGTCAAAAGACCGTAGCCTCTTTTGCTAAAAATGTAACTCGATCTCTTGGGCTAGCTTTTGGTACAGCTGGGGTAATCGCTTTTGGTAAAGCCTCGGTTAAGGCTTTTGCTGAGGATGAAAAGGCGGCTACTCGCCTAGCTCGTACAGTAGAAAACTTAGGTTTAGGCTTTGAGAATACTCGCATTACTCAATTTATAGCCGACCTCGAAAAGACCGCTAACGTAGCCGATGACGTTTTACGTCCGGCGTTTAGCTCGTTGCTGACTACTACGGGATCAGTAGCTAAATCACAAAAGTTACTAGCTCTTTCGCTAGATGTTGCCGCCGGTAGTGGTGAGGATATAGCTACCGTTGCAGCCGATTTATCAGCGGCGTACGTAGGTAATACTAAGGGCTTAGCAAAATACCGCTTAGGCCTGACAAAAGCTGAGCTAGCCGGCAAGGGCTTTAATGAGATACAAGATTTACTAAATAAACAATTCGCCGGACAAAATGCAGCTCGTTTAGATACATACGAGGGCAAGGTCGCAGCTCTAGGTGTAGCGTTTGGAAACCTACAGGAGACAGTAGGACAGGGGCTCGTAGAGTCTTTTGCTATTCTCGCAGGCGATGGCGGTATCGCAGGTGCTACCGATGCTATGAGCAAGTTTGGCGAAACTGCTCGAGATGTTTTAGTAGGTACAGCTAGCTACGTAGACAAGATCCTTGATAAGTTTAAGGGTACAAGTAGCGGCGGCGTAGACTTTTTGGGGCTTATCCCAATCCTCGGAGGTTATTTAGGACAGGGCGGCGTAGTCGATAAGCTGATCGAGGAGGGCCGTCGGGTAAGTGGTCGCGATAAACAATACGGCGGCGCATATGCAGATAAGTACAATGCTGAAAAAGAGGCGGCTAACGCTAAGGCTCGAGCTAAGGCTGAGGCCGATGCGGCTAAACGCCAAAAAGAGTTATTAGCGCTACAAAAGAAAAGCGCTCTAGCTGAGAAAAATAAACTAGCGCTAACTAAAGCCGCTGCCGTTTTTGATACTCAGCGTATTTCGATCGCGGCAGCTCTTAAGGCTACCTATGACAAAGAGACACGCCTACGCCTTGAGGCCCTTATGGCTATTGAGGACGATAACGGCGAGGAGGCTCTACGTAAAATTACTGAGCTTGCTGCATTACAAAAAAATGCAGATTTAGCAAAATTAGCTGGCATCAAAGAGATTAGCGACTCCACGCTATTAGCTATTAATACTCAACTCTTAACAGAGCTTGAGGCGATTAATAAATCTAAAATGGCTGAGGGCGATAAAGAGCTAGCGCGTGAGGAGGCGTTTAAGAAATATAACGCCGCCATTACCGCAGCTGGTCAGCTAGCGGCTAGAGAACAATATAGCGAGCGCGTACAGATCCAACTAACGGAGATAGCACGTTTAGCCTCTCAGAGTAATACGACAAGTGCTCTAAAGACTCAGGTACTACTACGTGAGCAGGCTGAGCTCTCTATGATCGATCGCGTAGCTAAGGCTCAAGCTGAGGCCGATGCTGCTCGGTTAAAGTCATTACAAGATTACATAAATCTATTAGGTAAGGTCGGAGTACCTACGAGCGGTAGCCTCGGTAGCGGTATTACTCCCGGCGATTACATAGCTCCAATATCTAAAGAGCTAGCAAAAAGCGGATCTATCGACTCTATTTTAGAGTATGCCGACTCAGCTGCAGCTCGCGCTAATGCTTTCGCTGATCTACTAGATCTACAAAATGCAGCCGATGAAGCCGCTCTAATGAGTGGGCCACTAGGTCAATATGCAACAAACATAAACGTAAAGATCGAGGCCGGTATCGGAGATCCTGAGGCTATCGCTAGAGCTGTTGAGGATGTACTTAATCAATCAGGCTACCGAGGCACCTCGGTTAATCGTGGTACAGGGATGTATATAGCGTGAGCGCGTGGCTACCCGAGTGGAAAATAATCGTAGGTACGACCGAGTACACAAACGTACTAAGCGTAACTATGGCTACTGGTCGCGATGATATCGATCTCCAATGCAACGCCGGATATGCCCGTATGGAGATCCTAAATACTAACTCGCAGGCTTTCGATATTGACGTAACCGATGCGCTCGTACTTGAGCTGAAAAACAGCTCAGGCGTATACGTACCCGTGTTTGGTGGGCAGGTATCCGATTTTGGTATTTCAGTACGTAGCCCGGAGGAGTACGGGTTTGTAACCGTCGGTACCGTGTTAGCCGTCGGATCTCTCGCTAAGCTAACTAAGGCGCTCTTTCCCGATGCGCTTATTAAAGATTACGACGGTAATCAGATTTACGACATCCTTAACGAGCTACTTATTAATAGCTGGTTTGAGGTAGCTCCGTCGCTCCAATGGGCAGATTATGACCCGGCTACCACGTGGGCCGATGCTGAAAACGTAGGGTTAGGCGAGATCGATCAGCCGGGCCTCTACGAGATGATTAGCCGCTCAGCTGATCCGTTTAGTAGCTATAACCTATGCGCTCAGATCGCTCAGAGTGCACTAGGGCAGCTGTACGAGAATAAAGCTGGGCAAGTGTGTTACGCCGATGCCGATCACCGTACGGCTTATCTCTCAGCTAACGGCTATAAAACTATCTCAGCTAATTACGCCATACCTACGAGCGTTAAGTCGATCTTACAGATCGGCAAGATCCGTAACTCTTTAGTATTTAACTACGGTAATAACTATAACTCTCAGGCTACCGATAGCGACCCTACATCGATCGCCACCTATGGCCGTTATCAGCGTAGCTTTAGTAGCAACCTACATAACTTAACCGACGTTGAGGATGTAATGGATCGCGAGCTTGGCCTCCGTGCTATTCCACGTGAGCAGCTACAGGCGATTAGCTTTAGATTAGATAACGCCGATATGCCTAGTAGCGAGCGTAATAAGATTATCGATATCTTTTTTGGTGAGCCGGTTATCATTAGCGACCTGCCTAACAATATGTTTAACGGTCAATTTAACGGCTTTGTAGAGGGCTTTTCAATTAGAGCTACACCTAGCTACGTCGATTTTACTTTGACCTTGAGCCCTACAGATTTCTCACTAATCGCGCCACAATGGGCAACGGTGAGCCCGGGATCCTTAATATGGTCAGGTGTAAACGCTACACTTATCTGGGAGAACGCATACGGAGGACTAACATAATGGCAACTACTACACCTAATTTCGGATGGCCGGTGCCAACCTCCACCGATTTAGTTAAAGACGGCGCTACGGCGATGGAGGCTCTAGGAGATGCTATCGATACCTCGATGGTAGATCTTAAAGGCGGCACTACTGGACAGGTACTAGCTAAAGCATCAAGCGCGGATATGGATTTTAGCTGGGTCGCTCAGGATGACAGTAACGCTATCCAAAACTCTATCGTCGATACTAAGGGCGATTTAATCGCGGCAACGGCGGCCGATACACCGGCTCGCTTAGCGGTTGGATCTAATAACCGCGTACTTATGGCAGACAGTACGGCCTCGACTGGATTAAAATACGGTGGCGAGTGGGTTTCTTATACGCCAGCAATTAACGGTATAACCATCGGTAATGGCACGGTTGCAGGACTTTATAACAGAGTCGGCGATCTTGTTACCGTAAGTGTCCGTGTTGCTCTTGGTTCGACATCCTCCGTAACTGGAGCAATTTATGTAAGCGTACCAATTAGCGCAACAATGGATTATGAATATTGCGGACAAGCAACTTTTTGGAATCTAGGCGGTGCTCAGGGATTATTCCCAGGTATTGTTTGGGCGATCGAGCCGGGTCGGTTTATCTGCCAAGCAATAAGCGCGTCCGGCAGTTATGGAAAAGCGGAGGATACAAGTGCGACAATTCCGTTTACGTGGCAAACAGGTAATTATTTCAGAGCATACTTTAGTTATAAGGTGGGATAATGTTTAAGTTAATTTGCAACGCAGATAAATGCGCTAATAAAGCTATTCCGTATTACTTTCCTGAAGTACAAGAGTCTGCAATATGTGGAGGATGCAAAGCGACTATTGTGCCTATTGTTATGACGGATGCAGAAATAGCCGCTACGTTTGATTATGATTTTAATGCAAAACCTAAGTGGCCGGGAAATGCTTAAGAGCTATAACGGATACCCGGCTTCTAAAGATCCGGCAGAAATAGATATAAAGTCCTACCCCGTAAAGGGTACGGATCGTAAGCTAAAGTGCGCTAGTAGCGTGGGCCCGTTACTAGCCGCTTTTGCTGCCGAGTTTCACGAGCTGATCGAGCCGATAGACGAGGGTACGTTTGATGACTGGGGCTACGCTTTTAGGATGGTACGCGGATTTACTGACCGCCTCTCGTGTCACTCAAGCGGTACAGCTATCGACCTTAACGCTACAAAGCATCCACTAGGTAAGGCCGGGACTTTCCCAGCTGAAAAGATCCCGATGCTCAGAGCTCTAGCTAAAAAATATGGCCTTAAGTGGGGCGGTGACTTTAAGAGCCGTCCGGACGATATGCACTTTGAGGTAGAGATCAGCGCGGTAAAAGCGGCTGAGCTGATTAAAAAGCTACAATTAATTTAGAGGGCAGGATCGAGGTAACTATGAACGAGCAACTAATCGCGGTAGCTAAGTCTTACGCACGTGCAGCCTTAGCCTCCGTAGCAGCTCTCTATATGTCCGGTATTACAGACCCGAAAGTACTAGCTAACGCTTTTATCGCTGGACTCGTGGGGCCTTTACTCAAGGCGCTGCAACCTAGCGAAAAAGAGATCGGTATCAAGGGTAAGTAAATGGAACAGGCTCAGCTAGTAATTGGCGTTACGCTAGGGGCGAGCGCTATTTTGGGGTTACTAGCTGGGCTTATCCGTAAGACAGTTAAGTATTATTTAAGTGAGCTTAAGCCTGACGGGAACGGCGGCCACAATTTAGCCGGGCGCGTTGAGCGTATCGAGCAGCGGGTAGACCGTATTTATGAGCTGCTGCTCGAGGACAAGCTCAGCAAGTAGCGACACGCCAAAACTTATGTCTTTTGTTTTCTGACATTTTGCCCTCATACTGGTACTACAAACGCTGAGAGGGCTACTCGGTTAGTAGCTTGATCGGCCTTAACAAAGGGCTAAGTAAATGAATAGTGCAGATATATTAATCGCGGCTTTTGCCGCTTTTATTGGTTTTATGTTTATGGTAATTGGATACTCGATCGGTTATCGACAAGGGCACGGCGAGGGCTTTATCAGAGGCCGCGCTATTGCTCAAGCTCTGAAAGAAAAGGAGCTAATCTAAATGGGTTTTCTAGATAACTACGAGGATGTAAACGCACGTATTAAGCGCTTTAGAGCAGAGTTTCCAAGCGGTAGATTATGCGCGACGATCGAGCACCTAGATATACAGGCAGGCACCGTACTCGTACGCGCTGAGGCTTATCGCGAGTATGAGGATGAAAAGCCGAGCGCTGTAGATTATGCGTTTGGTAACGTCGCAGCTTATCCAAACAATATGAAAAAATGGTTTATAGAGGATACCCTCACGAGCAGTTACGGACGTGTTATAGGCTTATTAACTCCGAGCCTCGAACACTCAGCACGGCCTACGGTTCAAGATATGCAAAAGGTAGAAAACCTGCCGGCTGATCCGGATCCGTGGAGCACAAAGGCGGCGATCGAGGAGATGCCTACAATGGCTACAGCTGTACAAGAGATCGGCGCACAGCTCGGCGGTGAGCTAGTTAAAGAGGCTCCACAATGCTCGCACGGTCATATGGTTTGGAAACAATCGCACGAGGGAGCTCCTAAGAGCTGGGGCGGTTACTTTTGCACCGAGCGCACTAAAGCTACTCAATGCACACCGCGCTGGTATGTACTCCGTAGCACCGGCAAGTGGGAGCCTCAAGTATGACAAAATCTAAACTAATTGAAATCCTAGTTTTTGTCGAGCTTATTCTGTTTGCTTTGATGATTGGTTTACTCCTATGAGCGAGATAACCTTTATTAAAGATGGGATCGCTACGACTATCCACGATAACGGCGATACGACCGTCGTAAACGCTAAACAATGCGATAGCTGCTACAAGTGGGATACCGCTTTAGGCGGCTTTTCATATCGTGACGTATCCGGCGAGGTAGTCCTATGGTTATGCGCACAATGTCGAGCGTAGCTAAAGTAATACTCGATCGACAGCAAGAGTTAGCAGCTCACCAAGCCGCGCTCGATCGTGTTCGATACTTTAACTCGCAGATGGACGATCCAAGCCAACACGGGCAGCGCTTTACAAACCTGCACGAGTTCATATGGCAGAAAGCCGAGGGCGCTGGAGCTGAGATAGCTGTAGCTAATTATTTTGGTGATTATGGGTTTACTCCCAAACCGCCAAGTAATACCCAGGCTGATGTGGGTAATAATATTGAGGTTAAATGGACTAAACACGCTCACGGTCATCTGATTATCCAAAATAAACAATATGAGCGTGATCCCTTTGAGCTATTGCATCGTCTACACGCTGCTACACAGTTCTCCATATCAAGCGGGTTGCCTCCGGCCTTAATACTTACTACGTGGTCTACTGTCGTAGCATCTTGGCCACAGTATGCGCATACGTACCCGTCTCTAGCTAACACGGCTAGACGTACACGTTTCCAGTCTCTGGATACACGAGGATCTTGTCTACCTTTTACCATCTCAGTAATGACCAGTCTTACGATGATGATCCCACGCTTTACAAGGTGTGAGGTGTCTGTGCTTGATGTACTTAAGTCCTAGATCTATCTGTAAATATGGATCTAATACCTTTAATCGTAATAGCTGTGGTATTCCATATGCTGAGCTTTTAGGGTTATTAGCTCTTGGATCCCATTTAGACTCACGCATCCATAACAGCTCTAGACATCTGTACTCTTTTGCATCTTTGAGTTTCATATGAGCATAGAGCTTGTAATTATTAACGTCTGTTAATGTATTTATAGCTACCGCTGTAGGCATATTGATAAATAGCAATAGGCTGGCCAAAAGCACCGTGCCACGCCTGCGAGCTATCCGCCTCAGCGGCTCGCCTGCTAGCAAGGAGCGTAATCCCTTTGTCAAGGATAAGCAATTATTACGCGTGGCTTTGAGCGTGTCCCACAGGTTATTAACGCCTGTGGATAACTCCTGTGGATAACTATGACATTTGCAAGTGCAGGATTTATTGCCCATAAAGTGATGCGCCTCGCAACATCTTTTACTCATTTTCTAACACCTTTACACGATGATTAAGAGCTATTAAAGCATCTTGAATTAGTACTAATGCAGCTGTTACATCCTCAAAGGACTTGATAATTACCTCTAGCTCTGTCTTACGCATCTTTACCCCATCCCGTGCCCTTAAAGCTCAAGCCCGGAGCGCTGTAGATCTGTCGCATCATCATCGAGCAACAGTACGGCGTAGTGTGCTCTGCCATCTTTTCAACCGTCTCGTATCGCACGTTACATACTATGCACTCATACTCATAAGTCGGCATCTAGGGCCTCCTCAAGCTGAATATGTAAATACTCAACCTTTTTCTCAAGGTAATGCACACGAGTAAGTAATCTCGTAAATTGGTCGTGTTGAGTTGAAATTAACAAACGTGTTGTTTCGTGATAACGGTATAACTCTTTTATTTTTTTAGATAGCCTCATCGTTAGCCTCCATTAGACATACGCCCATACAGCCGCATTTAGTGCATTGGAGCGTTTTAACGTTAGGCGGCAGGTTATCGGTGATAATGCGCTCGATCTGATCCGTAACCTTTTTACACTTACGGCACTCGTATTTATATGTAGTCATTAGGCCCTACACTCTGCACAAAGCCAAATAACTACCTCTTGGCCTACGTCGCGTACTTTTAGCCCGCCGTCACTTGATACCCAGTTATGGCATTGATCGCATTGATCCATAGCTACTACGGTCATATCGCCGTTATCGTGGATCGTCGTAGCGTATCCGTCTTTTATAAAGGTTAATTCTCCCATTACAGCTTTACCGCCTTATCTATATGTAGCAGCGCTATCTCTTTATCTACCGGTGCAGTTTTGTTATAGGTGCTCGCCGGTAGGCGGCGCGTAGTCCATTTAATAGTTATTTTGCGTAGGTTAAATGCGTATATGCCTTTAGGCGTTTCATTGATATAAAACGGCGTATACCCCAGGCTCTCGGCCTGTTGCATTAGCGACTCGTACTTATCTTTTTCGAGTATGAGCTCGTCGTAATGCGTATGTCTGCATTTGAGCTCTACTACCATCCGATAGCCGTCGCTTGTCGCATCTATGTACTCAAAAGCATCGTTAGAGCGCTCTAAATCCCCTACGTAACGCTCTTTGATATATCTAAATAGCTCGTCCTCGTTCATACTTGAGGTTTCCATTTTCCATCTGATCCAAGTACGTGCCAATATGGGTTACATTGATTAGCTCGATTACGCTCCGTGCATTTATATGCGGCCCACGGCTTACCTGTAGTTTTAGCCGTACCTTCGGCCCAAACCATTGTGCCGTGCGAACAGCGCGGAGCCTCAGGTACAAGCTCGCCGCCGAGCTGTGAGCCGATCTCTGCTACAGCTGTTGCCATTGTTGGAATATCCTCGATCGCTGCCTTTGTGCGCCACGGATCCGGATCGGCAGGCAGTAGCTCTACCTTTTGCATATCTTGGACAGTAGGCCGAGCGTGTTCGCTTGGTGTTAAAAGGCCAATAACCCGTCCGTAGGCTGAGGTAGATGTATCCTCTATAAGCCATTTTTTCATATTGTTAGGTAGATGTGCCACGTTACCAAATGCGTAATCTACCGCGCTTGGTTTTTCATCCTCGTACTCACGATATGCCTCGGCCCGGATCAATACCCAGCCCTCTTTAATATCGATGGCCTCGATGTGTGCGATTAATCTACCGGATGGAAACTCTGTTCTAAAGCGCTTAATCCGCGCATTTACATCCTCGTAATTATCTAGAAAACCCATTTAGATTAGCTCGCTCTCTTTGAGAGCTTTAGCTATAGCGCGACCGCGTACAAAGCCTTC